TGATCTGCACGCAAGACACCGATGGCTATTAGAGCAGTCCAGCTTTCGAGAAAAGATGCTTGCCGACCCGGAGTATTATGACGCGAAGATTGCAGGCTTTTGGGTGTGGGGCGTATCCGCGTGGATCGGCGACGATTGGTGCAGAAGAACAGACGACCCTGAAAAAGCGGGCAGAAAGTTACCACATATAGGTAACAGGATCGGCATCAACACAAAACGCGTAAGGGATTTGCCAGCTTATTTTCTTGAAATCCAGGCGCGCTTGAGGCGCGTCCGCGTTGCTTGCGGCGATTGGTCTCGTGTCTGCGGGTTTTCACCCACAACATACTTAGGCTTAACGGGGGTTTTCCTCGATCCCCCATATTCCGCAAGCCGGAGCATGAAATATAACGAAGACACGCAAGGTCTGTCGTCCGAAGTGAGAGAGTGGGCGCTAGCCCGTGGCGACGATCCGAAATTCAGAATTGCGCTGTGCGGCTACGAAGGCGAGCACGACATGCCGGAAAGCTGGGAGTGTGTGCCGTGGAAAGCAAAAGGCGGGTATGGTTTGCAAGGTGTAGGCGAAGGGCGACAGAACAGACACAAGGAGCGGATTTGGTTTAGTCCGCATTGCTTAAAACCCGATATGCAGCTAAGGGTGGTCGAATCACTATGAAAGCACTCGCTCTAATCATTCCGCTACTGCTTGCAGGCTGCGCGGGCGGTGATCAGGCTTTGCGTGCATCAATTGCTGGCGCGAATATCGACTTGGTGAAAGCGCAAGCGCAAGCCTACGCGCTGCCGATTGTCGAACTTGAAGTGCCGCAAGCGAGCGGACAGCCGCTAAAAATCACACTGCGCAACCCCGTTGCGAATCCGGCTCAGGTGACAATGCCAGATGATCCGTGGGCGAGAGTCGCCGACCGCGCCATGGGCGTAGCCGGGACGCTAGGCGGCATCTATCTCGGCGGCGTTGCAGCACAAGGCATTGTATCGGAGACCGGCAAAGCGATAGGCGGCGCATTACAGACATCGCCAGCGCCGATCATTGTGCAGCCCTCCTACCCACCATTATTAGGCGAATAATATGACGGAATGGGACGGCGTCGAGCGGCGCACAGAAGACGACGCGCTGCATGATCTGGATCGGCGGCTGATTAAAGTTGAGCTGCGCACGGATCATATAGAAGGCGTCGTCATGGCCAACTCCCTCGGAATAAAAGAGATTCATAAAGTCGTGGAGCGCAATGGCGCTATGTCGCGGGAGAACATAGAAAAAATGATGGCGGCGCTACATGAGCACGAGCAGCGGGAAGATAAGAAGCATGCTGAAAGATTCCGCATGCAAATTGAGAGCGAACACGCTAACAGAAAATGGATTGTCGGCACGGCGTTAGCCGTGATTAGCAGCTTATTAGCGGGTTGGCTGCCGCATTTTTTGGAGTGATCTATGGCAGGTTTTTTCTCTTTCGATCTGCCGTTTGAAGAGGCGATAGCGTGGGCGGCGGGGCGCGTTTCTGTTCTCCCTGAAAATTACTACCGGGAACTCCCGGCGGCGGCGCGGGGAAAAGCCTTCACGATTTCAGGCCTCACTTCAATAGACCAGATTAGTACTGTCATCAAGAGCCTAAAGACGGCATCAGAAGACGGCAGCACATTCGCAGAGTGGCAAGAGTGGGCGTTAACGCGGCCTGAACTTGCGGCGCTCCCGAACGGCAGACTAGAAACGATTTTCCGCATGGGCGTACAGACACATTACGGCATTGGGCGGACGCAGCAACAAAGGCTGAACAAAAAAGCCAGGCCATACTTCCTATGGGACGCGGTAAACGATTCGCGCGTTAGAGATGACCACTTGGCGATGGACGGCTACATCGCGCCTATTGACGATCCAATCTGGAACATCTGGAGTCCTCCGGCGGGGTTCAATTGCAGGTGCACGCGGATCGCGCTCAATGAGCGGCAGGCAAAGGCGCGGGGCTATCCGATGGAAAAGCCGGATGCGATGCCGGATCCGGGATTCGACTATGAGGCGGCGGATTGGCAGGGCGAGATACTGGGCGATATAGAAGCGCGGAAGCTTGCGAACGCGCCGCCGGAATTCGCCGACCGTCTCACGAGAGAAAAGCCAGGACTCATACACCAGCCGCAAAAGACAACTGAAGACGCGGCAGCGTGGGCGCTTGATGCGAATCTTGCCGACGATATTGATTTTGGCGCGTTGGACGTTAGTGTTGCGAATGAAATGAACCTGGCGTTGCTTGAGACTTTGCGGGATTTTCCCGTATTGCGCAGCGCCCAGCGGTTTATGGGATCGTATCAAGTCCTGATGCGGATGCTCGGCGTCGAGGTGAAGGATACAAAAGCCTACGCCATCACAGCCAATCATCAAACAATCGGCCTCAATGAAGACTGGGGGAAACCCGCCGCACTGCCGAAGCTGCGAGCTGAATTGATGAAAGACACCGCATCAGGCTACCACCCACCCGGCGTGGATTCAGTCAAAGCCATCATGGATCACAAATTCGGGCACCAGTTGGATAACTTGCTTTCATTGAGCAGCGATCCGGACGTTATCGAACTGCACCGAGAGCATTTAGCGCGGGGGACAATAGGAAATGAGCTTTCACGATATGCAGAATACAGCATCAGCGAATTTATTGCAGAAGCGTGGGCAGAGTACAGAAATAGCCCAGCGCCTAGAGCCGTCGCCCGGCGGATCGGGGAAATTATTGTTGGACGATATGCCATTTATCAGTGATGCCTACGGCGCTGAAGCAGATGAGGAAGAATGGAAAAAACTGACATATGACAGATAGTTACGCCATTCTTATTCTGGCATTCTGTCAGAATGAACACAAATCTATATTTTGAAGTCTCGAAGACCGCGCCACAGCGATTCCGTGGGATAGCGTACAGCGGCGGATTGATTCCGGCCTATGGGCGCTATGGCGATGCAGCCATCGACCTCGACACGCTAGAACTGCCCTCAGGCAAGCTTTTCGCGCTTGTCGATCATGACCCGCAAAAGCGAGCCGGGCAGTTTACCGCGTCCCGCGAAGGCCAGCAGATCATTGTCGAGGGCAAGCTTTTCGAGTCTACCGACGCGGGGCGGGAAGTCGCCGCGCTACTTGAAGAGGGCGCACCGTGGCAGATGTCGGTCGGGATTCAAGCGAAAGCCGACGAAGTATCCGGCGAGCAGGAAGTCAACGGGCAAACGCTGGCGCTCAATACGATTTTCCGATCCGCCGCGCTGCGCGAAGTCTCATTTGTGCCCGTTGGTGCCGATCCAAATACTTCAGTCGCGGCATTCGAGCGGCAAAAACCAGAGGACGATTTAGTGGAAATTGAAGAACTGAAAACGCAACTCGCCGAGGCGCAATCCGCGCTACAGGCTGCCCGTGAAGAGCTTGGCGCGATCAAAGCGAAAGCCCGTGATGACGCCATCGCCGATCTCGCTGCAAAGATCGGGCAAGAATTCCAGGCGGAAGAGCGCGAGGCGCTGGCTTCGTTGGATGATGCCGCCTTCCTTTCCATGTCCGGCGCAATGTTGCGTTTTAAGCCCGTTGTCCCTGAGCATCTTTTCCACGAGCAGGCGGTTGACGGCAAAAGCAAAGACTCCGACGAACGCGAAGCCTTGAAGCTGGCGCGTAATCTGTTGATTGATCAAGTATCCGGGAAAGTTTAATGGCTACATACACCGAAGCAACCCGCGCAAGCGAAGTAATTTTATCCGAAGCCAACGGCACATTGAGCCGTGAGACTGTGACGGTCGTTTCCGGCGAGGGCGTTGTTCCCGTCGGCATGGTGCTCGGCGTTGTCACCGCGAGCGGGAAGTATGCTCAATACGATGATGGGAATGGCGACGGCTCCGAGACTGCCGTGGCTATCGCGCTGGAATCCGTAGACGCCACGAGCGCGGATGCCGAGTGTGCTGTTTTGATCCGCCTAGGCGAATATAAAACTGACCTGCTCGCATGGGACGCTGCTGTTGACGCGACCGCGAAGACCGCCGCCTATACCTCCCTGGCCACTGCACACCTGATCGGACGTTAAGACATGAATAATTATCTGGATTTTTTCACGCAAACCGAGCTTGTCCAAGCGGTCGCTAAAACTCCCTATGTACCTGGACAGCTTGCGCCGCTTTTTGAAACTCGCGCCCTGGCAGGGACTAAGCTTGCGCTTGAAGAGCAGCCAGCAAACGGCGGCGCTATCATTGCCGCATCTAGCCGCGGGACTCCGAGCAAAGCCGCCACGCTGTCGCGCCGCGCCGTGCACACTTTCGAGACCGCACACTATCGGCACGACGCAGCCGTGTATGCCGACGAGGTGTTGAATGCGCGCGCCGCTGGCACTGATGCAGTAGGCGAATTGATCACCTCCCGCCGCGATGAGACGTTGGCAATGCTTCGCTTGAATGCCGACGCGACTTTGGAAAGCTTGCGTATGGCCGTTCTTCTCAGCCCGGATAATGCTTTTGGTTCGGCTCCTGCTGACAAGACTATTGCTTTCCAGACCGACGCCACCAAGACCCGCGCCGCCATTTTCACGAATCTGATTAAGCCTATTGAGGACGCGCTTGCAGGTGTGCCTTTCACCGGGATCGACGTATATTGCTCCGATGGAATCTGGGATGACATCATCGAGAACAAGGCGATCAAAGATACTTATATGTATACGCAGCAGGCCGCATCCTTGCGGGGCGACACGCGCGAAATGCTGACTTGGGGCGGCGTGACGTTCATCCGTTATCGTGGCGCTGGCGCGACGGTCATCACTGCCGACAAAGCCGTTGCTGTTCCACGGGGTGTGCCGGGTATGTTCATCCAAGCCTTCGCTCCAGCGGATACTTTAAGCACCGTCGGCGCTGGCGCACTCGGACAGCCGTACCATGTGCAAGCCTACCCGATTGATTCCGGTAATCGCGGCTGGCATTTGGAATTGCAGACGAATCCCGTCATGGTCTGCACCCGACCGACTGCCGTTATCACTGTGGCGATGAGCTGATAGCGATGGCTTATGCGGCGCTTGTCGATCTGCAAATCCGGTACGGTGAGGCGGAAATTCTCCAGCTCTCCGACCGTGATTCGGACGGTGGGCACGATTCCGGCGTGATTGACGCGGCGCTTGATGATGCGAGCGGGGAGATGGACGGCTATTTGTCTGTTCGCTACTCGCTGCCGCTGGCTCAAGTGCCGATCATGCTGTCGCGCATTTGCTGCGATATCGCCCGATATCGGCTATGGAGTGACGACGCGACCGATCAAATCCGCAAGCGATATGAAGACGCGATTGCAGATTTAGGGAAAATCGCCTCCGGCGCTGTCCAGCTCCCACTCGGCGACGATGACGCGGCGGCGGCGGTTCCAGCGACACCGGGGAGCCGGGTTGTTTACTTCACGGACGAAGCGCTTGGAGACATGCCGATATGACGATAGAAGTGGACGACGCGCGGATACAGGTCAAGATGGTTCGAATGTCCCGATCATTAAAGGACTTAAAGCCTGCAATGCGCAGCATCGGGCAGGATATCGTCGAGAATATCCGGCTAGGATTCCGTGACAGCACAGACCCGTGGGGCGCTCGATGGAAGCCGCTTGCGCAGAAAACGATTGAAAATCGGCGCAACAAAAGCGATAAGCCGCTTGTGGACACGGGCGTTATGCGCAATAGCATAAATGCAAGAGCCGCAAAAAAGAGCGTTCGGATAGGGCTAAAAGATAGTCAATCGCATAAAGGCTTTACGCACCAATTCGGCGGGAAGTACAAGGGGCGGCGCGTACCGCCTAGACCTTTTCTGCCGATCCGTGGCCGCCGGGCAGACCTGCCGGACGACTGGATAGAGGACGTATTGACCGCTTTGGAGAAACATATTGACCCCACTAACTGAGGCGGCACTGCTTGCGCGGCTCGACGGGCTAGGCTTTAAGTCTGTTTTGTCAGTCAGTGATGCCGTGGGCGGCGTCAATTCGCAACTCGCGCCAGGGGCTTTCGTCGGTTTCGGTGGGTG